CAGTTCTTACAATATGCCGACGCAGAGGTATATTGAGCAGGGGCTATTTGAAATCAAGGAAAGCAACCTTGTTAATCCAGATGGAAGCGTAAGAATTACACGCACACCAAAGGTAACAGGCAAAGGACAGGTTTACTTTGTGAACAAGTTTCTGAAAGGAGATAACAGTGTTTCCGTTTGACGATTCATTAACTTTTGATGAAATACAGGACATTACAAGACATGAAAGCAAGAGAGTTATTGCTGTTACAGGCGGCATAAGTGACAAAGGCTTAATCAATGAAGTCTGCATGGATATATATGCGCAGGTAGAACGCGAAGTCGGGTGTCGTTTTAGCTGTATTAAGCATGATGATTTAGCAGATGTACATGAGTTCATTGATTCTTACGAACCGCCATTGTGCCTAATGAAAAGGATAAAAGAGTATGAAAGAAAAGATAATTAACATATCCGCAACACTGGTAGGAATCAGCCTTATAGCGTTGATTCTAAGACCGGTACAACCGCAAGCTAAGATTAATCAGCAGAGTGCAGTGTTAAGTGAATGCTACAACTCACATGTTGATTATAAGGTTGAAACTGGAGAGATAAGTGTTAGTGGATATGAGCTGTCGCTTATGGCACATCTGCTTATGGGTGAATGCGGAGCGACATGCAACGATGATGAAATGCTATATCTTGCAGGAGCCGTTGTTTTGAATCGGGTACAAAGCGAGTATTTTCCTAACAGCATTGAAGAAGTTATATATCAGTCAGGGCAATATCAATGTACAGAACTTATAAACAGCGGATTCTATAAAGAGCCAACAGAAAGGTGTTGGAGAATAGCAGAAGAATTATTAATAAGCGGATATGACATACCTAGCAATGTGTTGTATCAAGCTGAATTTAAACAAGGTAGCGGTGTTTATAAGAAAGTGCAGAATATGTACTTTTGCTACAGATAAGGAGTTTGTTTATGGAGAAAAGAATAAGAGAAGAATTATTCAACTTAGGTATTCTTTCTAACAGAAAAGGTTATGCATACATCGTTGATATTATGAGCAATCTTGATTCTGCATTAGCAATAGATGGCGAGATTAAGAAAGTTGCCGAGAAATACGGCAAAAGTAAGGATTCTATTGGAAGTGCAGTAAGAAATGTTGTTAAGACAGCAAATCATAGCCTTGAGGTATGGAAGAATTACGATTGCTTAACAACAAAAGGATTTCTTACAACAATGTATTACAGATGTAAGGAGAGTACCAATGAGTAGCATAAAAAGAATTATTAAGCTGAACAGAAACAGGCAGAGAGCTATAAAGGAAAAGGATTTTAGAAAGTTCTATACTTTCAGCTGCAAAATCCATCTGATTGAAAGAATGGATAAAGTACCAATAGGAAGTTACATATTGAAGTAAGGAGAGAAAGAAATGGAAAATGCAATTAATAACAATAATATCACATTAGCAGGAGTAGTTGAGAGGGAGCCAGAGTACTCACATGAAGTACTTGGCGAGGGGTTTTATGTATTCATGCTCAAGTGTTCAAGAACAAGTGGTAACAATGATACATTGCCAGTAATGATATCGGATAGACTTGCTGATGTCAGAGAAATCAAAGTAGGACAGGTTGTCACAGTTTCAGGGCAGATAAGAAGTTTTAACAGACACATTGATGATGTGAAACGCAAGCTGATTTTATCGGTATTTGCAAGAGAACTTGAAATACTGGCACAGGACGCAACCGAACTATCATTTGAAGAAAATATTAATACAGTAGTACTTGACGCTCATATCTGCAAACCGCCTGTATACAGATGTACTCCAAAGGGCAGAGAGATTGCAGATATCTTAGTAGCAGTAAACAGACCATATGGCAAATCAGATTACATACCATGTATAGCATGGGGAAGAAATGCGAGATTTGCAGGTGGACTTGAAGTTGGAGAACACATTCAGATCCAGGGAAGATTCCAGAGCCGTGAATACACTAAGAAGATAAGTGACAATGAAGTTGAGACACGAACTGCATATGAAGTATCAGTAAGCAGGATTGATTACGCAGAGGAGGGCGAAGCTGATGAGTAGTGATATTACAGTTAGAGATTCAGCAGGCATGGCCCTTGATGAATATGCAACATGCCAGATATGGACGCCATTACGCGGAACTGTATTTAATGGCTCATTTGAAGAAGCTAAGGCTTCGGATTACGCAGATATAATAGTTGATAACTTTCAGGTTGAAGATGGCGTATTTGTAATGAATGTTTAATTAATAAGGAAAGGATATTGTTTATGAGAGCAACTTTAAAAAAGGTAGTACTTGAAAACTTTATGTGCTACGCACACGCAGATTTTGATTTTTATGCCATTACAAAGATTACGGCTAAGAATGGTAAGGGTAAGTCAACTATTGCCACAGCTTATCTGTGGTGCTTATTCAACTGTGATTATGAATTAAAGGATAATCCGGTTGTCAGAAGAGAGATTGACGGAGTATCAGTTGATGATATGGATACAAGTGTTGAGCTTACACTTGATGTTGACGGAAAAGAAGTAACTATGAAGAAAGTACAGAAGCGTACCTACAGCAAGGACGGCAGCAGTTATAAGGACGATAACAAGTATTTCATCAATGATGTGCCTAAGACATTAAAGGACTTCAATGCGTACCTTGATGTTGATATGAATGTATTTAAGATGTGCAGCAATGTGAACGCATTTCTTAATCAGAAGCCGGCAGAAATGAGAGAATACTTATTCAGTCTTGTAGGAGATGTTACAGA